AGGAATTGCAATAGCACAAACTATACCATTAGAAGGTTTAGGTCTAATTGGTATCGCTTTGTTAAGTTTGACAGCAGGATTCTCAATAGATTTCGCAGTCACCAAAGCAAAAAAAACAGCTTAATCACCTGTTCTTCACCCTTTTTTATCATAATATTTATTAACCTCGTCACGTCTACTTTATATATGACAATGTATGGTTTTCATAAACTTACAAGCACATTAAAAAGCATGGAAGGTATAAATTCAGATGAAAGGTATTTTGAAGGATTATTAACAGTACAAATGAAAGACAAGCAAGGTGAAGTTACTATAGTTGATGAATTGTACAAGGTATTGCCTATATGGATTGATAGAGGAGCACCAATCAGTGATACTCACTCCAATAGAATTGTAGGTAAAGGTATCAACTATTCTAGAACAACTGTAAAATCTGATGATGGTGAAATACTACCTGCAATTAAAATAACAGGAAAGATTTTTAAAAATTATGAATTGGATAATGTTATTTGGGATAAAATTAAAAATAATGAATACAAGGGACTGTCATTTGGTGGTGCAACAAGATCAGCAAGACAGCCACTTAAAATGAAAGACGGTAGTACTGCTTATGCTCTAGGTGATTTAGAACATTATGAGGTTGCAGTATGTAAAGATCCTGCTGTACCAATGGCTATAATTACAGATTTTAATCATATTGCTAAAGCAACTTTTGATTCAACTGTTAGAGATGATGGTAAGATGGTAATCCAATGTGATAAGATGAGTTGTTATGTTGAGAAAGCAGATCTTTTAACTACTATGGAATCTGAAAAACCTGAAAATCAAGAAAAGGTTTTAGAAGGTCAATCACGAGGACAACCTATTGATAAACCAGCAAAAGCAAATCCAAATGTGGTTCCAGAGTCATATCCAGTAATAGCAAGAGATTTTGTTGATGATCAAGAAGATAAAGAATCTAAAAATTTTAAAGATAAAATGATGGAGAAAAAAGAAATGTTGGAAGCAGTTATAGGCAATCCTAACGAGAAGAAACCAACACAAGAACACAGTGGGGAAAGAGAAGAGGTAACATCAGGTTATAAAACTGCAGCAGGTTATAAAACTGATACAGAAGATAGAAACAGTGGTACAGGAATCAATGATGTAATAAGAGAGAAACCTGAAGAGAAACTTCCAATTAAAGGATCACTATCACAAGAACTTCCAAATCAAATTCAACAAGCAGATCTAAACGAATCACAAACATTTGAACAAAAAGTACAAGCATTGATTGCAGAAGGAAAGTCAAGAGAATCTGCAGAGAAGATTGTAGGTTCATTCGTACACAAGGTTGAAGCAAGTTCTGGTTCAGGTGGTGCAGGTATAGGTGATGCAACTAACAGTAACGGTGGAACCATAACAACACAAACTGGTGGTGCAAACAACCCAGTACATAACAATGGGTGTGATTGTGATTGTAAAGATTGTACACGTGATTATAAATGTGATTGTTGTGAAAAATGTAAAAATAAAAGTAGAGGATTAGATATTAGTAATACTAACGCAGGTGGGGTTATGGAATCAGCATATAATCAAGATGCACCTAACGCACAAAGATTGAATAACAAGGCAAAACCAGAAGTTAAATTAACAGAAGAAGGTGAAGCAATGGAGAGAAAATTACAAGAATATGTTAAACAAAAAGAATCATATGATATGTACAAATCAAATGCAGCCGTAAGAATAAACAAGTTACATGGGGTAATGAAGGTTAATACAATTCATGCTAAATTAAAACGTAATGAATTTCAAGAAACATCTACACAAGCAAGAATTAATCCTTCAGGTAATGATAAAAAACATTTAAAAGACGTAAAACCTTATTTACCAAATGAACGACATGCATTAAGAGAAGCATCTACCATTGATCATAGAGTAGGAAATACAGCACCATTAGAAAGAAAAGATCCACCAAATAAAATGGGAGGAAAAACTGGACATGCAGGTTCTATGCCACCACAAACAGGTAAAAGAGGATCACCAAAAGTAGATCCTAGAATGAGAAAGAAAGATCCGATCAAAACTTTACCAATGCAGATTAAACAAGCATTAGCAGAACTAAAGAAACTACACACGTCAGGGGGTTTAGGCTCAAGAGGTCTAGGAGCAGGTGCAACATATACTCAAGGTCAAACAGAGAGTACTCAAATCACTAGAGTACAACCAAGAGAAGAAGACGACAGAGTTTCATCAAAAAGAACCACAAAAGAACCTGAAGAATAACGATATAAATCTTTCCATAATCTTTATAAACTCCACATTGCTTAATTCTATGTACATGACTTTAGAAGAACTTAGAAAAGAAACTCCTAAAGAGAATGAAGAAGAAGACGACAAAGAAAAGAAAGAAGCAAATAAGTCATTTGACGAAGCTTTAATTGAAACTTTGTCTACTCTAACTGAGCACGTAAAAGCTCTGTCAGATTCTCAAGCAAGTCTCGAAGAACGAGTTGAAAAAGCTCTCTTTGAAGAACCAAAAACACAATTAGATCTAACACCATCTGGAACTGCTGACGCAGAAGATGTTGGTGCAGATGTAGTTGTACCAGATACATTACAATCCAATTCTGTGCAAGCAGGATTAGATGACGATAAATCTGGTCAAGATAAACCTGAAGGTGATAAAGCAGGACTAGCTATGCAACAAAAAGCTAATTTCGACTTTACCACAGAAACACCAAGACCAAGTGCTTCCGTTGAAAACATAAACAAATCTGCTGATGTAGAATTGAATATGGTTTTAAAAGATGCCCGAAGTCAAGGTTTTGAAGGTCTATCCCATGTTGCTAGAAGAATCTTAGCAGGTGATTACGGAAGCCCAGAAACGACACAAAACAACGGAGGGTATTATTAAAATGCCTAAAATCCAAACAATAGACGAGTTAGAAGCACTCTACTATGGATACAATCGTAACCTCATTAGAAAAGCTGACGCTCCTATCACAACATCAACTGCAGGTACATTCAATGCAGTCTTTGGTGCTTATGCATGGGCTCAACTGAATCTTGAGGCAAACGCTTTCGGAATCCTACCAAAAGTCCCTTGGGACAAATCTGGTTGGAGGGTTATTACTGACAAAGCAGTACTAAATACCGCAAAAGGTAATACTGTTTTAGGTGGAACCTCTGAAGGTGGAGATATTGCTGAAACAACAAAACCATCTCTTAAAGAGATTGATGTAAAACCAAAAACCGCTCAGTTGCCATTTAGTGCATCTGAGGTTATGGAATGGCTTGCAACACACTCTAAAGATGATATTTGGGGAGGCTTAGGCTCACTCAGATTATTCATGGCTGTTCAGCATAAAGAATTCATAAATAGAATGCTTTTAACAGATATTGAAGCGGAGGCAGCCGCAGCAGGGGCTAATAATATCGGTACCAAAAACTTTGAATCACTAGACAGAATCATTTCTTCACACGCTGAAGAAGTGGTTACAGGTGGTGCACAGGCTAAATGGTACAATCCTTGGGCAGCAAGTGCTAACATCGATAGAGATGGAGTAGCTATGCCTGAATTTGATTGTACTGTTGAATCTGCAAGTGGTACTATAGGAACCGATGGTGTTTTAACCGATGACACATTACGAACTTTCCTTAGAAAGATCCGTAAAGCAGCAGGTAAAGATCCAAACGTATTCCTAGGTAGTCACGAAGTTTATTCCGAAATCCAAGGTTTATACATGCCTTCTGTAAGAGTTGCAAACCCTTACGGTGAGAGCTTAGTACAAATCGACGTTAACGGAATTCAAACATTCAAAGGAACAGGCGTAGGTATTCACGTAGATTCTATCTATGGAGTCCCATTCATTCCAACCAAAGATGCACCACAAAACGGTGCAGATGAAGTTGGTAGACTATTTGCATTAGATACATCTGATGCAGAAGGTTATGGTTATCCAAGAATCGGAATTCAGGTAGCAATACCAACTGAATATTACGAAGCAACTCGTAGAACTCCTGCATATCCATTTGTCAACAATGCATTTGTTGAGAAAGGTGTGTATAGAACTATGGGTGAAACTGTATGTCGACACTTCAAATCTCAAGGTAAGATTAGAGATATTAAACTCTAGTCAAACTACATTTTATTTTATTTTTTTAGATACATATATATGTCCTTGCCACACGTGTGTTTGTAATGACGAAGCAAATAATCGCACTGGTTGCCCTATTATCTATAGGAGCATTTAGTGCAGTATATGCAGAAACTACAACAGTAGAAGTACCGTTTGATTCACATGGACAAACATGTAGCTTTGACGAGATTGCAGTTGAATTCCATTGCGTATGGCAAGGATTCAAAGAGGTATACACATTGGAAGATATGAAAGTCTATCAAGGTCTACTCTCCGAACAGAGATACGATCAAGAAATTCAAAAAATCAATGAAGCAGCCTTGGCAGAAATTGCAATAGAGCAAGCAAAGTTAACACCTAACGAGAGAACTATTCAACAAATTGAAAAGAAACTCGACAAGGGAATTGCAACTGCAAGAGATTCAGTATTAATGAATTTACTCAAAGAGTTGAATACTTGTAAACAAGG